TCGGGGTTTGAGGCGCTACCTGCTATGTTTGCTGGGATTCTAATATCATCATGGCCGTCCATGTGATCAAAGCCAAGAGCAACTCGTGCTTCGTTAGCTGTAATAATTCCGGCGTTTACTAATGACGCATAATAAGCTGATGCATCCCGTAGCTCTGGCTGTAATGCTGGGATATTCGTTACGTCTTCACGAAGTTCAAAGCCGAAGAATCGCTCTAAGGCGTAGTTCAACTTTCGTACAATCGGAAGTACAGTTTCCAAGTAGTACAGTCTCATGTTTGGACGAATGTTTGCATTATTACCAGAATCTAATAAAATTGGTGCGATACCAAGAGCTTTCAGAATGATCTTCTCATTCTCTCCAATTGCTGTTTGGAAATCTAAATCTTTAAAGTTGACGTTTGAAAGAGGATCAACCTCAATACCGCCGTCAAGAATCAAAGGTCGTCTACCACCGGCAGTAGGGCTATAACGCTGCTGCCAAGCCATAATCATACGCTCTTTGATTTTATCTGATAGAGTATTTGGAGACTTTAGTACAAGACCTGGAACTGCTCCATTCTTGAAGAAGTTGTCTTGAAAGTCTCTCATGCGCTTTAAAAGTATCATAGTACGAAGCGCAGGCTTCAGACGAGATGTGCCTCTATAAATAGAGTAGAAGGAGTTTTCCTTCACATGAATAATCTCACTTGGAGAGTAGTCAACTTTCTCGTTGAAAGTAAATTTTTCAATGTAGGTAGTACTGCTTGCATGAATTACCATTTTATTTGCTGGTAAGTGATACAAGTGTGCGCCATCAAAGTAAATAAAGATATTACCATCAATCAAGTAGTCTGTAATTAGATTACGTCGAAAGGTGCTAATATCTTGAAATGGGTTTGGCTCTTTGTTTAAAAGAATATCTACGCGTGAACGCTTAATTCCTTTTATAATGCCACTTGAGGCAATTTGTCCAGATACCGCAGTTGGAATCTCTGCAACATCATCTACAATCATATTTACGCCGCGATTTACGATTTCTAAGTCTTCGTATGCGCGTTCATACTGGTAAGTATACTCACGAGACGGCTCAATATCACGCCCATAGTAACTTTGAGCGGGATTTAATTTTTCCTCTGCCTCAGCGTTTCTATTGCCTAAGATGTTATTATACCAAGCCATGTTTTTCTCTTTGAATCTCTACCCAGCGCATTTGTTTCTTTGCAGTCCCAAGCGCAGGATCTTTACCATAAATTGAATGCAGTTTTAAATGATGAGTATGACACAGTGTAACTGTGTGGTCATAAAGCTCAGCATGATGCTCTTCTATAAAATCATCCCGAAGTGATTGTATGTACTCTGGGTTATGTCCATTCTTTGACATCCATTGATTAAGCAATGGAGTTAAACTGTAGAAATGGTGAAAGTCAAGCAGCTCCGTCTCGTTGCAAATCTCACAAGCCGATCCTTTATCATACTTAGACTTTGCCTTATCTCGAACATACTTTACTATATCGCGTTTTAACTTAGGCATTTTCTTTTGACTTCCCGATTTTTCATTAGAAGAATTATATCTACTTTAAGGTAGCTTGTCAAACATTATTTTTAAGCAGGTGTCGCTAGAACGTGGTGTTTGCGGTAATGAATGAGTAAAGTGCGTAGCGCATAGCATCGGCCATGTGCGAAGCTTTGTTGTGCTTGGGCTTTTCCTTTATAAGGTTTGGGTTTGGATCCCACTGATACGCATCTACGCAGGCCAAGGATTCTTCTGCTGTTTGATCTATGATTAGTTTGTTATTGTCAATAATATTACTAACATGGCCAATACCATCTAAAACAGACTTCTTTGCATTGATAGTGGAAATTCCATAGTTCTGAGCGAAGTCAAATCGAGTTTGCTGTGCTGCGGAATCAATGTAGATAAAATCTATATCCCAGCGATCAATTAATTTTTGTATTTCTCCTGCATGTTGCTCCGTGGTGCGCTCGGCATCTAAATATTCATCGACAAGGTAGAATTTATCGTTATCCCAATCATAGGCGATTACACAAAGTGCAGTAGGATCTTTATAACCTACGTCTAACCCCGCGAATACGTCAAAGTTGGAGGTATCAAACTGAGATAAGTCTGCTACGCAATTTTCAAAGTCGAATTTCCAGATTTGCCCTTGATAAGTATTAAAGTCTGCTTCGTACTCTTGTCGAAACTCTGCTTCGGACATAGATTTGCGAGCTTCATCGATATCTGATTGAGACATTCGAGGATTGTCTTTATAAGTTGCACGAATTGAAATCCATTCGGGAAATTCATCAGAGTATCCACGGTGAAAGAAATCCGCGAACCAGTTGCTGCGACCCCGTGGCGTGGATATAAAAATTGCTTTTGAGTTTGGTTTGTCAAGAGTTGGACGAAGTGCAACGTTGAAAGCATCTCTGCCGTCTGCAAG